AAGTGTTGCATTAAAGCCGGTTTTTACATAGTTTTGAAATATCCAAACAAAAGTTCAAAAATAGGTCGGGCTTTCTCAGGGTCTGTCCACATAGTCTTAGGGACTTTTAAAGCCATATGCATCTTATCTAATATATCATCTGTATACTTTCCATATTCGAAAGCTCTCTGTGTACCTTGTAATTCATCAATCGATATATCGTTACCATGAATTATATCTTGGCCCGGCTCTAATGAGTTGAACGATTCCACCACTTCATTAATTTTGTCAGGACCATAAGGCATATCGGGAAGTCCACAAGATATATCAAAGCGAGAAGAAGCATACTTGTTGAGAGCGGCTCCGATGTCTCTTTCTGCATAATCTTTGAGGTCAACCAAATAAAGAATGGGATGGACGTCAGAAAGGCCATAAGCGTAATCATCGAAGGGGTTATTTTTAAGTTCAATAATTTCTTCTTCTTCAAATCGCACATTTTCTTTGTCATCTCCTATATCTTGATAATAATATTTAATTTGTCCGTGCTCATTACGTTGAACATACATATTCTGACTTGAGCGTAAAACTAGATTATTACCAGTCCATTCTAAGTAGCCACTACCAAAAATCCGTGCGTTACGTAACCAACCGTAAAGAGTTTGTTCAATATTGATATCTCTTAACATTTTCTCGATTTTAGTACGGATATTGTCGTCATCCGTTACTATATCAAAATTATCCTTTACAGCATATAGACATGGTAAATCAATAAGTGTTCGAACAATAGGGTCAGAAAGATAAACATTCATGTAAATCATAGGTTTACCCAAATGTTGCTCGTATTTTTTAGCCCTTGCCTGCATGAAAGGTTGTGATATAGCAAGGCGTTTTATAACCCCTGCTCCATAGTCTAAAGGTTCATTTTCTTTAAAGGGAGGGTCACGACCCACAGTAGCAAAGCGGCGTCTAATATTATCAATTATTGACATGGCTATTTAGTAATATATAAAGATACTATTTAAAGCTTTCCTCTACAAACTATACTTACGTGGGTTATCTCTACGTCTTTGTGTAGTAAATAATCTTCTGTTAGTATAAGTACCTACCCCGCTCCTAGTTGTAGTTCTGGGGGCATCTTTTGATATTTGAGCTGAAGAAAAAGAAGCTCCTCCGGGCAACATAGTTAAAGCAGCATGGATACCCATAACACAACTATCACAATAATCGTCATGTTTACCATCTGGTGCAGCTATCCTTTCTGTTTTATTAGCTGCATCCATAACATACTGTAAATCAACATGCTCTCTAAACCATTTAGTTATTAACCTTTTTCCTTCTAAATCTAGATTATCAGGATTAGGAACTTTTATTATACCTTGTTGAATAAATGATTGATAATCTCTATATACCTGTGTTTTACTTCCCTTAGGTCCTCCTGTAAATACGAAAGGTATAAAATGTATCTGAGGAGAAGAATTAATACAAGCTATTCTGAGGTCCTGCTCAATAGCACCACCGATACCAGTAGCATCAATAATAAGCCTATCGGCACACAAAGTTCGTGAAACGTCCATGATACGTTCACGTTGATATGGAATGTCGTGTCCACCAGTTCGAGGGTTGATTTCTTCAATGTAGATAAGCCTTGCAAGATTACCGACCATATCCTGTCCATCAGACTTCTCGACTGACCATCCGGTAATAACAGTAGAGTTAACAGATTTACCAACATCAACACCGATAATAACTTGAGCATAATTATCTCGTCCCTGCTTAAGGGTTCCGGGGGTAATGGGTTCGTACGCATCAAAACAAGCCTTTAGTTTTTCTGGATTGAATATATTCGATACACTCTCGACAAATTCACATTCGTATTCTGTCCTCCAGTAGATAGAATCTTCTCCCCATTCCATCATCTTCTCTAACATGTCCTCTTCAGTATAGGGAGCTTCATAAGCTATCCCTTCATTGATTGCATCTCTCCATGTAAACACCATACGCTCAAAGGTACCTTCGTAAGCGTCATCATATAAATAACGCCACATGTGGTTATCTTTTGACTTTGGTGTACCTAAGTTTATGAACGGGGCCTTATTTGAAACTATCGCTGGTTCTACATTATCCACAAAAAGGTGGTCATCTATGAGCGGAGACTCATCGACTATACAGAATGTAGGGTGTTGTCCACGTATAGCCTGCCCCTGATTAGTAGGCGCTAATGGAGCACGCCTCATTACGGTCCCTCCTTTCATAGTAATGCTTGGTTTATTATGAAATTTATAATTAGCTACTAAACTATTTAAGAAGCTATTATCAGAAAAGTGTCTATAGACATAATTAAAGATAAGAGCTGCTTGGTCTTCACTAGGAGCTAAAATAAATATTAAATCTCTAAAGCGTTTAAAAAACATATAGATAACTACAGATATAGAGAGAGCGAATGATTTACCACAGCCTCGTGGAGCTAATATAGCCATTTTACGCTGTTTACCTCCTTCTGGATGGGTAAGAGACATAACTATAATCTCTTCTTGTAAAGGTCTTAATTTTAGTGGACGTAGTTTACCATCTACTAAATAAGCTTGAGAAAAGGCACGCACTAAGTTTAACATCTTAGTTTTATCTTGGCGACACCTTTCAAAGATTAATTCTAATCCTTTAGAATCAAAAGCCCCTTTACCTGTCAGTGCTGCTGTCAGTTTCGCTGTCTCGTCCTTCACTGCTAGTGTCATCTGTAATATCCTCTAAGAACGCAACGAAGTCTTCAGTCTTCTGTTCTACCACTGAAGGAATCTCTATATTTAACGCTCGGAATTCTGTATGTATGTCTTTAACGACTGTATTTCTTTGGCGCAAGAGCTCTGTTCGTAAGTTAACATCCCGAATATGTAGAGAAATTTCTTCCCACATAATGTCTTCAAGAGCAAGATTGCGAGCCAGCAAGCGTACAAGTTCTTTGTGACGTTCATATTCACCTTCTCCTACTCGCTGACGCAATCGTTCTTCATATTCTTTATCGTTCACGAGCGAGCTTCATTTAGAGCTTTCTTCGCTTCAGACTTTACCAATGCAACAAGGGCGTCATCATTCTCGTCCCATGCTGATAGAACTACATTTCTTAACATTGCATCTTTTACGTGCTTTTGAGCTGCATCATCCAGCTTCTCATAAGCTTTCATCTGGGCTTTAGTTAATCCTTTTTCAAGAGCTGCAAAGATTTCATCATCGTATTTCTTGATATAAGGCATTACTAATGCTTTGACAGCTGGTTGAGTGTATGCGATATAAGCAGCCATTGCGGCCATAACTATACCCATAAGTATAAGCTCGGGTGAGTCACTTAATGCATCTACTAATCCATCTAACATTCCAGATTCGCTTACTTTATCACCAGTGACATTAGTTGTCATATTGGTGTTTTCGTTTGTTGTATTATTTGTCATAATATCTCCAAGTTTTGTGGGACTCTCACGGGGACACTTGCGTAAATATCCTGTGGAGCTTTGGCCTTAGGCGAGAGCCCATACATATTAACATTAGGTGGTATATAAAGCTTACTTCTTCTTTTTGAGCTTACCATCTTTACCACGCCATTCTCGCTTTTTTCCTTTCTGAATACGGCGCTTCTTACGCTTCTTACGCGGTACTCCATTCTTATTAATCTTTCCTCTTTTATTAGCCATTACTTTTTCTTCCTCTTTGAAGTCTTTTTCTTTCTACCACGAGTTGAGCCGGGTTTTAAATCAGGATATTTTCTATATACCGCAGCTTTTATTCCTGCTGGTCGTGGAGCATTGTGCGCTAACTTTAAAGCAGACCTCGCACGCGCACGTGTGTTAATAGGATAACTACCCGCTGGTGCTCCCCCAGAGGGGCCAGCAAAGGATTTAACTCCTTTATAATTTCCTACATTAGAGCCGCCTTTCTTTTTACGAGCGGCTACCTGTTTCTTCTTGGCTGGTGGTTTCTTACGTGGTGCCATTATTCTTTGCAACAGGTACAACTACAATCGCAGTTATCACAATTACATTCTTTACAACATTCTTCTGCCATATCTAAGCCTCCGGGTCCATCTCACTAGGTGGATTTTTCTTCATCTCTTCTAAATATTTCACGTTCCACAATGGTCCGCTTTCTGTAACTATTTCTCCTAATCCATTATCTAAAGCCATAGGTGGTACTACTGTACCTTTTATATCATCCATACATGTGATAGGTAAACCTCTCACTCCTTCCTTGTGTTCCATAGCTTGAATCTCTTCATAACTTGGTTTAGGGAAGTTTAACTTCATATCTGGGTTGTTCTTAGAGAAATGTTCACCTTTCAGTTCTGGGTCTTTTGTTACCATATATTCTCCTTACTTTTTCTTTTTGGCAGCTGCTTTCTTCTTGAGAACAGCTTTCTTTTTTGGTTGTTCAACAACCACTGGGATTCTATTTCCTCTTGGCATATTTGTCTCCTTATAAATTTGTGGCGGCTGTAGCGCCTGTATGAGCTGATGTAGATATAGTAGGAGTTACATAAGTATAAAACTCTAATGTTTCCTCCGCAGCTCCATCTGCATTCATTGATATTGTATGTGCACTAATGCACGAATTAGGTATGGTAAATACTTCTGAACCAGATTTTATAGATACATATACTCTGTATCCTTTTCCTGTTTTTCCATTCCAACCTTCTAAAGTTGACCATGCTGAAGATGTACCACTTACTCCACATCTCCAACTACTATTATATATCTCGTCCCATACTGCATCAGGTTTTTTACGAGTTAATGAAAGGGTAGTTTCCTTCTTTATTTCTGCTTTAGTAATCTGACGGAAACCCATATAGGTAATATCTTCATCCACAGCTCCTATACTTAAATCAACTCCAGTCAAATCAGTAACTCGAGCAGTGCCCGAAGCTCCCCAATTCAAACCATCAGCGAAGAGAGTATAAGAGTCCCTTCCTCTTTGAGTTGTTATTGTTCCTGAAGCATGAGTAGGTCCGAAGAGTTCTCCAGCTGTACCTGAGCTCCATGAAAGGATAGGTGCAGTTCTATAACCAGAACCAGAATTAGTAATAGTAGCGCCGCTTACTTGAGTTAATCCCGGTGCTAACATTACAGGCGTCATTGTCATAGCAACCCCAGTAGCTGTCCCTCCTGTAAAACTAACAGCTGTGCCGCTAGTTAAAGTTTCTGTGATAGTGGTATTACCAGCAGTACCAGCTGTAGCCTGACCTAGTGTAAGTACACCAGCTCCATCATCTGATACCACAATAGTATTATTATGACCAGATGGGTGGCTTATACACCTTCCTAGAGAAGTAGCGTTAGCTGCGGCTCCGCTAGCTTGTGTAAATTGGTTTGCAGTAAGGTCTTCGAGTGCTTTAGCAGTATAAGTCACAAGAGTTCCCGCTGTATTAGTAAGCTTTACAGTCTGGTCTACAGTAGGGTTTCCGGTTAAAGTTATACTTCCTTGACCAGCTACTCCATCCCCACCTCCTACTACTACAGTAGGGGTAGAACCTGAAACATAAGCTCCAGCATTACCTGAAGTATAAGTGTTGGAAACACCTACAATATCGATATAAGGCCCATTGCCCGCACCTGACACGGTTACAGCTGAACCTGCTTCTTCAGTAGTGATATATACATTTACATCGCGTCCTAAATAAAATACCATATTAACCTTTATCTAATAAGACTATTTAAAGCTTACTCCTCCTCGTCTGTATTTCCATTACGAAATGTTTTCTTTCTAGTTTCTTCTATTTGACTATTCTGTTGAGCCGTCCATAACTCTAATACTTTATATATAATGACTAATGCTGGTGAACCTATAATCAGCAATACTGACTTATAAGATTCTATATCTTGCACTATGGCATCATCTCTGAAAGCCATAACTACTAAAAATATAGATAGTCCTACCCAAGCCATTACAACTGGTGCGGCTACCAATGCCATCATAAAATTAGCAAAGTTTCCATCTGGGGACACTGCATCCTTTTTGTGATTACTCATTTTCTTCCTCCTCGAAATTTTCCTCAAAACTACTTTGAGTTGCTTGTTTTAACATTCCTTTTAAGTCATCCATTTCTGATATTATTCTCTCTAACATGTTTGTAAGTATAAGCATCTTATCTGCTTTCATTACTCCTTCTCTCCTATAGCTTCTAATAATTTTTTATATCTATTATCCGCAAACGCTCTATGAATCATTCAGGCAACTCCACTCTTATTCTTGGTATATCAAACTGTTGTTGAAAAATATAATCTTCATATTCCTCATCCCATACAAGTAATGCTACCCACATGGACCATGTACCTTCTGTTTCATTAAGTTCTTCAAAAGTAAAATTGAACCAATGGTTATCCCAATCTTCACCATTAATAGTTAAATGTATATCTGACCAATTATAATCACCAGATTCTT